CCTGTTCTTTAATCTTCACAATTAAAGGCCACACGCCACTAGACGATGGAAGGTTTCCCAAAGTCTGTAAAACAAAATTGATTTCGTTAACGTCTAACTCTAAATTCATCATGCACTCCAAGGTGTACCAGTAGCAATAACAGGATTCTTTTGCAAAGCAATATTAGCCGCCAGAGCATCTTCAGTAGCTTGCTTGTCAACACCATTAGCCCATACCCAACCAAGGACAGTTTCTTGTGTCAGTTGGTCATAAGGAATCGTAGGTGTTCCTTCTGCCCATGAGCAAGTGGAATAGATGGATGCTGTGTAGTCGCCATCAACTTGTGTTGCAGTCCAATGTGCAGTAAGAACAAAGCCATTAGAGACTTCTCGGTCTAGGGTTGTGATTGTCCATGTAGTCATGTTCAAGCCTCAGGAGGGTTGTAAGGTTGTGGAGATGTCTGAGTCCAAGCATACGTAGCAATGTTGAGGTAATAAGCCTCATCCAATACTGTTGATGCTTGTGGGTCATTAGGCACTAGGGTTGTGCGCCAGTAAGTTGTTGAAATAACAACTCCGTCTTTTAAAACATCAGTGCTTTTGCGAACACCAATGCAACCATTAGGTTGAATGTCAAACTGAGAGATGTAGACGACTTCTGTGAATGTGGACATGATTGTTTCCTATGTTGAAAAGTTAATTAACTGGCGGCTCGGTAAACTATTGAAAAGTCAATTCGAGTGCTGTTTCCAAAAACAGTAATTCCCCCTGTCATGGAAGTTCCTGCCGCAGTTAATCCTCCAAAATTAATAGTTGTTGCACCCGCCTGTACTCCAGAAACCAAAGTAGTAACTGAAGTGGCTAAAGAGCCAAAATAATTTACAGCACCAGTTCCTACTGAATTATATGTAGTTGTTAAAGTTGTAAATGGAAGACCACTAATAGTTGTTGTGCTTCCAGTTCCTAAAAGAAGAATTTCAATTTTGCATTGTAAATAAACCAACTGACCAACTTTTACATATCTTCCTTCTTGAACACTATAAGTAGCAGTACCACCAACACTAGGTGTCCAAGTCCCCTCCTCATAGTCATCCAACGTATTAGCGTCTGTAGATGCTGATTGAGTTGCGGGGAATGTGATGCCTGATTTAAGTTGAAGAACACCACCACCAGAACTCGGTGTAACACCAAGCCCTAGATTGCCTGCGGCATCAAAAATAGCAGATTCACCAACGCTAGTTGCCCCTAATGAAAGTTTCCATCCGCCTCCGCTGTAGTAACTTTTTATAGAACCAATTACATTAGTAAAACCTTGGCTAAAATCTATTCGACTACCCGCACCACTAGCATCACCATTGTTTAGCAAAAATGCTTGGTAAATAGTTGCGCTACTACTGAGTTGACGAACATTGCCGTTTATCTCTAATTTAGCCACTGGTGACGAAGTGCCTATACCCAAATTTCCAGATGTATCAATACGAACTCTCTCCGTATTGTTGGTAACAAAGGCTACGGGGCTATTAGTAAGGCTACCAAAAACTGCCTCACCGCCACATTGAAGTTTGAGCGTTACAGTATCGCTGAGTAATTGAATAGACGCGTTAGCAGGGCCAGTAAACTTGGCTACGGCTGTTCCAGTAGAAACAACACGTAATTTTGCATCTGAAGTGGCTGTGCCTAATAATAAGTTAGTCCCATCAAAGGCTAGGGTACTACCAGTAGCCAACACACTAGCACTAGATGCGTAAACCACACCATTAGCTGTGAATGATGTTAGGTTTGTACCACCATTGGCAGTAGGTAAAGTTCCTGTCACACCAGTTGTTAAAGGAAGACCTGTCGCATTGGTCAGGGTTGCACTTGTAGGTGTTCCTAATATTGGTGTCACCAAAGTTGGAGAAGTCGCAAATACATTAGCACCACTACCAGTTTCATCTGTTAAAGCAGCCGCTAGGTTTGCACTTGATGGAGTCGCTAAGAACGTTGCTACACCAGTTCCTAGACCTGATACACCTGTAGAGATAGGAAGACCTGTAGCGTTTGTTAAGGTTGCGCTAGTGGGTGTTCCAAGGATAGGAGTTACTAGGGTAGGAGAGGTAGCAAAGACATTAGCACCGCTACCAGTTTCATCTGTCAAAGCCGTAGCCAATTCAGCAGAAGTGAATGAACCCAATGAGGTTGCATTACCAACAGAAGTGACTGCACCTGTTAAGTTTGCATTAGTGGTAACGTTACCCGCAGTCAGACCAGAGGCAGTACCTGTGATGTTTGTTCCGACAAGTGCAGATGGAGTGCCTAGTGCAGGAGTCACTAAAGTAGGGCTAGTAGATAAAACTACATTGCCTGTACCAGTAGAAGTAGTTACACCTGTACCACCATTAGCAACAGGAAGAGTTCCTGTAATGTCGGCAGTAGAAAGAGTTACAGCATCCCATGTGGCATTTGTGCCATCAGTCTGAAGATACTTGTTTGCGTTACCTGTTTGAGTAGGTAAGAGGTTGTTTAGACCACCAGCCGCAGTAGAAGCACCTGTACCGCCATCAGCAACTGCTAAGTCTGTGATGCCTGTGATTGAACCACCCGTGATGGACACGCTAGAAGATGTGATCGGGCCAGATACACCCGCAGTAGCTGTTACAGCACCTGTCAAAGTAGATGTTCCTGTCACCGCCAAAGTGGTGCTTGCCGTGATTGCTTTTGCCGCCAAGGTTGTGTTATTAACTGTGGCTGTTCCTGTAGCCGCACCAAGGTTCACAGCAGTAGCCGCACCGCCAAGATTCAAAGTGGTTGAGACAGTATTAAATGCAGATTGTGTAGCCGCACCAACCAACGCACCCGCTAGAGTTGTTGTTCCAGATGCCGCTAGGGTTGTGAACGCACCTGTTGCGGGAGTGGTTGCGCCAACAGTTGCACCATCAATCGCACCGCCAGTAATTGCGGCAGCAGAGTTGTCTGTCTTAGTCGCAACAGCAGTAGCAATATTGTTGTACTCAGTATCAATCTCAGTACCTTTAACAATCTTTAGAGGATTGCCAGGAGATAAGTTGTCTTTAGTCGCAAAGTTTGTGGTCTTTGTATAGTTGCTCATGGTTTACCTCTTATGCCGTTTTGCCATCTTTGGCTTGAATTTCAATCTTTTGCAATGATAATTGTGTGCCGTTAATCGTTGTCTCATAACCAGTTTGGACAATTTTCCCCGCACCAGATGCGTTTGCTCTCAATGTTTTAATTGGGATGCCACTTGTGTACTCAGCAATGTTGTACTCAGCAGTTCCATATTCATAACTTACTTGCGTAGGAATATAAACATTCTGAGCTTGGTAAGCGCCAGAATAATCAAAGCCCCAATTGATCGTAAGAAACTGATTTGACCCACCAATCACAATAGCTGAAATAGTCTTTAAAACAGAAATCTGATTTGCATTACCAAGGTCTGCATTGTTGGTGTAGTAAGCAAATCGGTATGTCGAGGTATCATCTAAGTAACTACCATATTTTCCAATATAGCCATTCTTGCCAATGTATAAGTCGCCATTACGCAAAGAACGTAATGCAGTTGGAGCAATTGAGTCCCATTTAGTAACCCTAGATGCACCATCTTGCAAACTTTGTTTAGTATCAAAACAATAGACTTGGAATGTTGCGGGAAGAACAAGCAAGTAAAAGGCTTCTTTTTCTGAGTAAACAGACTTTAAATTAGCCAATGTTTCGCTTGCCAAAGATGAATTTAGATCAAAACGAACATTCTTAGACAAGTCTCTTAATGGAGCAGACTTCTCTTGGATAGTCCTCATCAATGAACGAACACCTGAGTCTGACAAGAAAACAACGTCTGAGCCAATGCTTTGAATCGTATCCCTAGCGATACAACCAATAGAACCTACTGTGTCGCTTAGAACAAGAGATGCGGGGGTAGAAGCACTGGCGTAAACAAGAATCTGTCGTTTACCAAAGATAAACAAGAAATCATTGTGTGCCGCTAACCCCATCACTTCATCAGCACCATTAGGCCATACACGGGATACATCTAATGAGCCTGAAGTACCACCTCCCCATACATGACCTGCAATCAGATCAGAGAAGGTAACAGTTACTTTGTCTGTAGAAGTATTAGCCACCCACAAACGACCAAATGCTGAAATAGCAATGTTTGCTTGCGGAACTGTAGCTACATAACCTGATTTCTCCGATACTCTACGATAAGTAGTAGTACTTACAGCGGGATCATAGATGAGTGGATCGTGACCTGTTTGGAAGAAGTATGCAATGCCATTCAAAGATGCACATTGCCAATTACTTGCCGTAATAGTGGGAGCAGAACCTCCACCGCCATAGGTCAACTCAGTTACAGCGTTAGATGTACCAAGTTTAAATATCTTGTTGTTACCCGCAAACAGAACTGTCAAAGTTCCATCGTTTTGAACTAATTCATGGATAACACCAACGTCATTAGCACCTAGATTGCCAGAAGAAGAGTTAACCCTTGTCCAACCTTTTCTAGCACCAATTCGACCATACTGATCCAAAATGCAGTTAGTTGCAACCAAAGCAAAGCCAGCCCCCAAATCAAGAGGCGAGTCTTCAGTATTCAGGCCATAAAAGCCTGGTGCTGAGAGACTGTAACTTTGGAGTTGCTTTGCCATTAGACCGCCACAAAGTTGTCTTCAGGATAACGAGTGCTTTCCATTGCAATCGCATCAGATAACATTCCACGGAATAAAGCATAAGCCTCTGAGCTTGCTGTACCGCCATCCTCTCCACGTTCAATCAAAGCACGAGCATAAGCACTCTGAGTTACCAAATAATCTAAAACCTTGACTGAAGTGCCATCAGCAGACAGATTTGCCTGTGGAATGATTACATCAAACAACAAGGTAAAAACACCAGAAGGAACAGGAAACAAATCAATCTTTGTGTCGCCATTGCCATCTACACCATTAAAACAATACTCACTAGGAATAGATTGTGAAGGCGTACCAAAATTGAGCTTGCGGTTCATGTCCGCAACAGTAGTGTTATCTAAAGTAATAACGCTAGTAGTGTTAATAGCATCGTTAACACGAAACTTCTGACCAACACCAGTTAGAGCATAAGAACTTGTGCCGCTAGTAGTAGTAACTGTGACTGTTTGTGCTAAAACATTCCATGTATAGGAGTCTTCAATCTGACGCTTGGCATCATTGACAAACTTGCCAATCAGAGAAGAGTAAGTTGTTTCGCCAACAGTAGAAACTGTGCTTTCACGCAAGCGAACTAGCACATCGTTAACAAGTTCTAAGTAAGTCATGTTCTCTGTGACCCTTCAATTTCAAATGTTGCAAGTACAGACATTGTTGAACCAGCCTCAGAAGTGGCACTTATGTAATCACCCTCTTCCATGACAAAATATTGCCCATTTGAGATAAGTGTTAGTGTTGTTCTAGCAGATAAAACTTGCTCACTCACAACTACAATTGTTGTAGCAGTGCTTGCGTCATACCAATTAAAAGAAATA